AAACCGGTGCGCAGCGAATCTTGATCTGCACGCCGTACAGGCGCGGATTGCTCTCGCACTTCCGATCCAGATATTCCCACGTGACACCTCGTTCCTTGAGAACGTCGTCTGCCTTCCCGATCTTGCGTAGGTTGGAAGCGCTGTTGGCGCCCCACACGAGAAACGAACACACTGCGTCGCGCGTCGACTTGAACGCTGACTGCAGGTTGTCGTCGTCGAGTTGTTTCAGGCCGAGCCGAATCCAGCTAATGTGTTGCACGCGCATGCCGTACCCAGCCGCGATGCACTGCGCGTAGCCAGGCATGTGCAGGTTCATGGCTTTCCACACCATCTCCCGCTTGGCCTTGGCGGCGTCGGCGCGCTTGCTGCGACGGATCCGCTTCACGCCAAACGGGGTCCATGTTTTTACGTAGTACGTGTCGTTCGTCGCGTTGTAGGTGAACGATTCGAAGTAGATCGGCAGCTGCAGCGTGTGCGTGTTCGTTCGCGGATCGAACTTGTGGTACTGCGAGACCAGGCACTTCGGCCCGTTCTTCCGCTTCAGCTTCGGCAGCTCCTTGCCGGTGAGCACGCGCCGATAGTCGGCAGCGTTCTCGCGCGGGATGTGGTTGAGGATGCGAGTCATCCCGCGAGCCCCCGCTCCCTGATGAAGTCGCCGAGCGTGATGAGCGGCTTGCCGCACTGACACGGCAGCACGTCCCAGGTCTCAGCCCCGAGCGACGTGCGCGCCACGAGCTGCTGCTGGCGCGGCTGATCGCAGCGCTTGCAGTCCACCTGTCCGCACAGGCTCTCGACACGCGTGCTGATGTCGCCGATCTCGAGGTGCGGGGCGCGCAGCACGGTCGTGCGCACGATTGGGCGTAGCGTCTTGGGTCGCGCGTCGTGCAGGACGTCGCGCAGCTCTGCGGCGGCGCTCATCGCTCGGCCTCCGCGATGCTCTTCAGGAGACGCTTCACGAGCGCTTTCGCCTGTTCGGCGGTCATCTCGATGTAGTGGTCAGACTGCTCGATGATCAGCCGCGGACCTGACTGGTAGTACATGACGGCCACCTTTGGCGCCGGCTTCCTCATGACAGCTCCCCGCTGAACGTCGTGGTCGGAGCGTCGAAGCGCATGCGCACGATGCCCGTGTCGCCCTTGCGGTTCTTGAGGAACACGGCCTCAGCCGCAGTCTTGTCCGCGTTCGCGTCGTAGACGCACTCGCGGTGCAGCCCGATGATGCGATCAGCATCGCGCTCGATCTGACCGCTCTGCGCGATGTCGCTCATCACGGGGCGCTTGTCGCCGCGCTTGTCGGAGTCGCGGTTGCTCTGCGAGAGCACGACGAAAGGCACGTCCAGCTCGCGCGACAGGAGCTTGAGCGCGGTCGCGATGTCGCCGATCTCCTCGAAGCGCGACTGATAGCGCTTCCGCATGCGCATCAGCTGCAGGTAGTCGATCGCCACAAGGTCAAGCTGACCCTTGCGCTTCATGGCGCGGCACGTGTTGGCGAGATCTTCGAGCGTCAGGCCGGCGCAGTCGAAGATGTACAGCGGGATGTCCGACAGCATGCCGGCGCGGTTGACCAAGTGCGTCGCGGTGTCGGCGCTGAGCTTGCGCGCGAACGCCTGCACGGGGATGCGCGCGTCCTGCGAGAGCACGCTGAGGCCCACGTCCAGCTCGCTCATCTCGTACGAGAACACCGCCGTGTGCAGGCCGGCGACCGCGTTGTTGCGTGCGATCTGCAGCGCGAACGACGTCTTGCCGATGCCCGGGCGAGCCAGCACGATCGCGAGCTCGCCGGAAGCGAAGCCGCGCCAAGGCAGCGCGCGGTCCACCGGATCGATGCCGCTCGGCGCGACGATGCGCGGCGTGACCGGCCGCTCGGCGACGATCTCCTGGATCGCTAGGTCCAGCACTTCGCCAAGTCGACGCCCTGCTCGCTTCTGCCGCCGCCCCGCTAAGGCGGCTGTGAGCCTCTCAGAGGCGCGTTGCAGAAACTCGTTCGGGTCGTGCGTTGCCGCCGACTCCAGGCCCCACGCGCCAACGTCGAGGCAAGCGCGCGCCAAAGTGCGAGCCTCGGCCAGCTGGCGGAGCCGCTCGACTGCGCCCTCGTACTCTTCGAGCGAGAGCATGGTCAGCTCGTACGCGGCTGCGATGAACTCGAGGATCAGCTCCGAGCCGCTCGACGCGCTCGTAAGTGTGGCCAGGTCGAAGTTCTGCCCGGCGTCGCGGTGCAGTCGAGCGATGCCCTCGAACACGGCGCGCGTGCCGTCGGCGTAGAAGTCGCTCGGCAGGAGCTCGTCGACAAGTAGCTGCCGGTGCTCGGCGAAGTGGAGCGCGAGGTTGAGCACCTTGCGCTCGAGGTGATGGTCGTGTGGCAATCCGATTCGTTCTGACATTTGCGTGTTCCTGGTTGGTTGAGGTCAGAGCAACTTCATGGGTTGGTGCGCGGACGGGACGACCTCGGCAGCGCGCAGCTGCTGCCGACCGTTCGCGTATTGCTGTTTCTGCGCTGCGTGCTCCTGCTCGCTGAGCAGGTGCGAGTGCCAAAGGGAGTCGACGATGCGCTTCGGGTTGAGCGCGCGGAGCTTCTTCCCGTGCACCGAGCTGGCTCGGAGGTTGGCCGCGACCGTCGCGCGTTCCTCGGCCGACTGCTTGCCGATGAACTCGTAGGCGGCAGACGCGGACGGGATGCTGGCCACGTCCTTCTGGACCAGCTCTGCGTACCAGGCCCGGCCGATCTTCTCCGCCGCCGTCACCACCGCATACGGCACTGCAATGCCAGGCAAAGCAGAGGGAAGCACAGCAGAGTTAAGAGTGACGCTCGCGTGACGGTCCGTGACGGCCGTGATTTCGCGTGACGATTGCGTCACGTCTCGTGACTCCGGCGTCACGTTTTGTGACGGCTCTGCCATAGCTTGGCTACGGCGCCGTTCCCGGTACTCCTTCGCGCGTTGCTTGTCCGACTTCACGCACTCCTGCGCTTCGAGGAAGCGCGGAGCCACGAGCAGGTCGTCGTGCGCCTCGATGACGCCCCTGTCGAACAGCTGCGGCAGACCGACCTCGACGACATCCGGCGGCAGCTCGGTAGCGAGCGCTACCGCTTCGTCGGGCTGGAGGCCCTCAAGGTCGAGGACCCCTGCCCGGTCAAGCTTGCGAAGCAAGAGCGACCATACACAGCGCGCCTGCCAGTTGAGCCGCTTCCAGGTCATCGTGTCGCGCGTGTAGACGCGGACATAGCTCTCGTTCGCAAAGTCCATGCGATGTAGTCACCTTGTCATACAAACGTATGCTTGTTAGATCGTGGGTGGGCGAGCGCGGCAAAGCCGCACGTCGTGGCAGTCGGGTGCTTCACCGCGCTCGGTACGTAAGCCACCGCACAGCTGGCTGACCTACCCAGCACGTCGCCGCTCGCATTGGCTACATTTCAGCCTGCGGGGCGTTGTGGGGGAAACCACTACAAGAGTATTAGTCTACGCCCATGAGCAGACATGGGTTAGCCACACCAGTCGAGCGGCGTGATCGGGTCACCGAGCGCCTTTGTGATGCGATGAAGCGCGCAGGCAATGGGGGTTGCCGGAACGCGCGCAACGCGGGGATCGTCGGCTTCGTACCGACGAATCGCGGAGCCGCTGCAGCCAACCTTCGCCGCCAGCTTCTCCGGAGACAGGCCGTGCTCCTCGCGGAGCCGTCGAAGCCTCTCCTTTGCAGATCTCTTCATGGACAGGAACTGTGACAAATGGACGAGATGCCGTCAAGCGCCTTGTACGAGATCGTTCTGTCAGACTTCCAGGCCGTGCCAACCAGGACACCGATAGACAAAGAGAAGCTCGTGGGACTGCGCTTCTCGTACCTAATCAAGCAACAGTACGACCTAGCGGTCGCTGCCGGAAAGAAGCATGGATTCTATGAAGAGATGGCCGCCGCCATTGGATGCAGCGGGTCACTGCTCCATAAATGGAAAGACCCGGAGAAGGTAAGAGCCGGGCTGATCGAAAGAGAATCGATCAACGCGAAAATAATACAGGGCGTGCGAGAAGCATTTCGCATAAGCTCCGAATACTTCTTCGTGAACGCAAAAGACCTACCCAATCACGTAGTTCTTGCGGACGGCTCAACGCGGCTCACAGAGCCCGACGAGGTAGACTGTCGCGCTCCGATATTCGACCTGACGCGAAAGCGTGATCAGCTCGACACGGCAGCGCGCAAGCAGATCTCCGAGCACGACGAGCGCCTGCTTGCTGTTGAGGCTGAGAACCGACAGCTCAAGGCTCAGAACGAGCGGATCCTGCAGCTACTTGAGCGCTTAGTCGGAACGTCAGCAGTGCGTTAGCATTACGCGTCGTTACAAACTCCCGTGGCCGCCCTGAGCGACCACGGGATTTTTTTCGTCCGCAAGTCTGACGTTTGTGTTGACGCACGCCGAGACCTCTGACATACGGTCTATATGACTGTGACGAATGTCAGAGATGAGGTTCGAGTCGGACAACCGTGTGACTTCACGTTGCGCGAATACACCTTCAACGACCTGGACCACTACGGCGAGGACGCCGGCCGGTTGTTCGCTGAGTCGTTCGAGGAAGCAGCCCAGCTGTGGGCGCTGGAGAACCTCGACGCGGGCGAGAGCCGTCTCTTGAAGGTGTGGGATCGCGGCGAGGCTCGCGACTGCCGCGTCGAGCGCGAGGGCAACAGGGCGACGGCCGAGACCTTCACCGCTGAGTGGTGCGGCTGATGGACTCGATCTTCGAGATCGATGCGTTCGCCGAGATTGCGGCGCAAGAGCCGCCGACGCGCGAAGGCGTGATGGTTGCGCTCGCAGCGAGCTTCGCAGCGCAAGCAGTCCGCAGCCGTCCGCGGCGTGACGCCATCGTGCGCGCCTTCGCGAAGATTCCGGGAGCGTACGCCGCGCGCCCGCATGACTTCGAGGCGTTCCGCCTCGGGTGGATCGCTGAGTACCGCGCGCTCGGTGGCGAGTGCTCGGAGCCGGAGACGTTTTTCAACGTGCTGACGAGCGGCCAGCGCGCCGCGTGAGGAGGGGAACCATGGGACTCATCGGATACGAATACATGCGCGGACAGGTGGATCTCGCCTGTCTTGACGCCATGAGCGGCGACCACGAGGACTATCGCCTCTGCTTGGCGTTCGGCGTGCCGTGCGTCTCGGCTGCCATTCATCAGATGTTCGAAGCGAACGGTGCGGCCGCGTGGGAAGGCCGCGAGCGAGAGACGAGAGACGAGCGCTATGCGCGTTGGGGGATCGCATGAGCAAGCGCAACCTAGAGCGCGTCTCGGTTGAGATCGGTGGCCTGAAGCTTGGGCTACGGGTCGAGCCGGAGGTGATGCTCAAGCTGATCAGCGCAATGCAGGAGTACTACGTGGCGAACCGGATCGGCAGCCCAACCGGCAAGGCGCTGATCGCGTGCGACGAAGCTTTCGACAAGCTCGTCGACAACATTCGCGAGTCCGCGCAGCAGCACGCGCTCAAGGTCATCAGCAAGAGCTGAGCGCTGGCGCTAGGCCGCTGACGGCGGCACTGCGCGAGCGCTCAAGCTCGATGGAGACACACCATGGACGAGATCGATATCAGCAAGATGGATAAGGCCGATGTGCTGGTAGCGCTGTATGGCCGCGCCCGAGCGCAGGGGATGGGCATGTTCCACTACACGCCAGAGCCGCTCACGCGCGAGGAAGCAACCGAACTGCTCGAAGAGTCCAAGTACTTCGACTACCTGCGCGGCCGCGTGATGAAGGTCAATCTGGCCAGCGACCAGCTGCGAACGGGTCTCTACGACCGTGACAACGGGAAAGGTGCAGCAGAGGAAGCGCTGCGCGAGGCCGGGCTGCTCTGAGCGTTGGCACTGATGCGCCGCAGCTGCAAGCGGCGCCGACGTGCGAGCGCTCAAGCTCGAACCAACCAACCAACCAGGAAAAGACACATGGAAACGATCAACATGAAGCAGGCACGTAGCATCTACCGCCGAGACCACGGACGGTACGGCTCGTTCCGCGAGTTCGCGCGGGAGTTCATCGGCGGAGCGTTCCTCGGCAAGCTCGCCGAGCAAACGCCGGTCGGAAAGCTGGCACGAATCATCAGCGCCGCCGCGGTGGTGTTCATGGTGGCGTGCGCGCCTGTCGACCAGCCGCTCGGCGAAGAGGCCGGCCCGCAAGCCGGCCCGCAAGCCGGCAGCGCTGCTGTTGAAGCAAAGTCAGAAGCGCTGCTGGCGGCTTCACCTTGTTACACAGCGCAAATCAACGCCATCAAGGCGAAGATGGAAGGTCCGCTGTACTACTGCGCGTCAAGTCAATGGACCTTCGATGGCTGGAACCTGCGTAACGGCGACTGCAGCTTGACCTCGGCCTATGGCGTATGGATTCCAGCAGCGCGGGGCAACGGCGCCTCTACATGTTCCTTCAGCGTCAGACGCTTAGACGATGATGGTAACCCTTCGGGCTATTGCGCTTGGAAGCTGGGCACCGTGAACGCTTCAGGCTCAAGCGTCACGATCACTAACGACGTCAACAGCTGCTGGTGAACGCTGCCCCGTGGCCGACAGCTCGCGCTGAAGGCCACGGGCAAGCGAATCACACAGGGAGGAACCAATGGACTCTGACGAACATCAGCGCTGGCTTCATTGTAGGTGCGACGCGTGCAAGCGCTTGGACGAGGTCGCGCACTTGCCGCTGTACTGGAATGAACTGTTCGAGGCCACTAAGCACGAGTGCCCGAACTACTCCGCCTCGTTTCACGAGGTTCCCGCCGCCGCGCCCGACGAGAGGCAGATCGATCTGTTCGAGGTGAAGCCGTGAGCGGCTTCAAGACGCGCAGCGTTGGCGATGTGCCTGCGCCGACCATCAACATGAAGGATGCAATCGAAGGAGCCATCCCGGTCCTGCGAAAGGCAGTGATCGAAGGCGAGAAGCTTGGACGCGACGCCGAGCGCGCAGCGGTCGTGAAGTACCTGCGGCTTCTCGCCAAGTCGTTCGACAACGGCGGGCACAGCGCATTGCTGCAAGCCGCGTTTGACCTCGAACATGGGGCGCACGTCAAATGACCATCGAAGTCGACAGCGAAGGATTCATGACGGGCATCGGATCGGAGACGCCGTCGCAGTACCACACCGATCCGTGCAAGCACCCGAGCCTCAGCGCGCACACAGCAATGCGTCTGCTGCGCTGCCCCGAGGATGTGATGCGCACGCACCCGAAGCTCGGCGGCTCGCGCCATCAGCGCGAGTACACGGACTCCATGGACAACGGGAACCTGATCGACGCACTGCTCACGGGCGCGAAGTACGTGCCGAGCGCGAAGCAGTCGCACGCAGCGCTGGGCAAAAACGGCAAGGAACTAGGCTCGGTCGAGTACGAGACGTTCGGCGATCTCGTGATCGTGGACGCGGACGCGTGGCAGTCGAACAGCGCGAAAGAGATCCGCGAGCTCGCGCGCGACCAGAACAAGACGCCGATCCTGCGAGCAGACTTCGTGTCGCAGTACGGCAAGGTGCCCGAGTATCTCGCGCGCTTGGAGCTTGCCGGCGTGACGCTCGAAGGCGTGCAGACGCAGGTCCCGATCTATTGGGTGGAGGAGTCGAGCACGGGGCAGCGCGTGCAGTGCCGCGGGCTGCTCGACATCGTCGACGACATGGAGTGCCCGGAAACCGGCGAGGATTGCGGCGTCGCGATCACCGACCTCAAGACGGCGGCGGACATCAGCGACAAGGGCATCGCGCGCTCGATCTTTCAATACAACTACCACGTGCAGGGCGCGGTCTATCAGCGCGGGTACCACAAGGCGACGGACGTCGTCGCGCGCGTGCGCCTCGCGTTCCTTCGCACGTCGCTACCAGCTGCACGCGCTGATTGGCTGGGCGAGACCTGGCTGCAGTTCGGCGCGTTGCTGTGGGAGCGCGCCGTCGACATCTGGGCCGAGTGCCTGAGCACCGGCTACTGGCCCGGCCACGAGCTGCGCTCGGAAAGCATCGTGCCCGAGCCCTACATGCTCCAAGACATGAAACGCCAGCTGGGGATCGAAGAATGACCAGACAACACAGACACGCACCAGCCGTCGCCGAAAATCTGCCGTTCTCGTTCGCCGTGAATGGGTATGCAGGCGCTGGCAAGTCCTACACCAATCTAGCGCTGCTGACGGGTGTCGCGCGCGCCATGGGTCCAGGCGTCGAAGTCTGGAACATCGACACGGACAACCGCTCGCAGGAGTACGCCAAGATATTCCCGCATCAGCGCTACCACATGGAGCCGCCGTACTCCCCGGCCGACTTCAAGAGCGTGATCCAATACTGCTACGAGCAGGGCGCGCGCGTGATCGGCATCGACTGCATGAGCGACGAGCACGCAGGCGAAGGCGGCGTCCTCGACATGCGGGCCAAGAACCCCTCCAAAAGCCTCAGCGCTTGGACTCCGATCAAAGAGGAGCGCAAGAAGATGGAGCGCTACATGCGCAAGCTGCGCGACGAGTGCGGGGTCGTGTTCGGGCTGACCTACCGCGCAGACGTGAAATACAAGCCCAAGTCCGACGACGAGAAGGTGCGCGAGCAGACCGAGGGCAAGCCGAAGGATCCGACGGACCACCAGTGGGATATCGAGTCGACGTCCGACCTGCCGTTCTTCTGCTCGCTGCGATTCCTGCTCCCGGCCGGCAGCGACGGCGTGCCGCTGCTCAAGCCCACGACGGCGCAGGAGCGCATGCTGGTCAAGACAACGCTGACGTTTGAGCCGTACCTCAAGACGATCAAGCAGCTGAACGTCGACGTTGGACAGCGGCTCTACGAACTGGCGAAGGGCTCCGCGCGCGCGAGCTCGGCGACGCAGCAGCCACGCGTTCCGGGGCGCGGCCCGAACTTCCACAAGGACTATCCAGGCGCCAAAGGTCCTGTGAACGCAGCGAGCGCGGCCGAGCGGGTTGCTTACCTTGAATGGCTCGTGGGTATCGGCGGCAGCGGCGAAGCGTTCGAGAACCACTGCGCCTACGTGCAGAAGCTGATCGAGGACGACATGGCTGCAGAGGCTGAGCGCGCGCTCGAGGGAGCGGCAGAATGACAGCCGTTTGCTATCACTGCGGCGATCGACCTGCGAGCTGCTATGGCGCGTACGAAGGCTCCGAGCTGGCAGCGGGCGCGTGCGACATCTGCTGCGGCCACGGAAACGAGGATGGCTGGTGCATCCAGATTGCCGACATGCTCGAGCGCGAGACGCTCGTGCAGGAGGTCATCGCGGCGCACGCGGCGTGCAGCGCCCTGGCGTCGCCATGGTCTCCAAGTGAGCGCGCGCAGCGGCAGCGCCAAGAGGCCGGACTACGCCTCAAGGACGCGCTCGACAAGCTCTCGGAGTTCAAGCCATGAAGAACCTACGCATGCGCTTCTGGCTGCTCTGCGCTGACGCGCTCGTGAGCGTCGGCAAGTTCGGCTCGCGCCCGTACAACTGGTGCATCGAGCGCGCTTCTGACTGCGTGGACTGGAGCGAGCCGTGAGCAGGGCCGCGCAGATCGAGCCGTGGGCCACGCTGGATGACGTCGAGCGCGTAACGGGGTTCGCGCGGACGAAGTGCACCGAAATCATCAAGCATCACCTTGGCGGCTTCAAGCCGTCAGGGTCGAAGGCGTGGCGGTGTACGTGGCGGGCGCTTCGTGAGTACAAGAAGGCCCAGGAGCAGGGGATCCCATGGCAAAGCACCGACTTCCAGTCCACTCACGACCAAGCAAAGGCGGCAGATACTGGATCTGCTACGTCCGCACGCCGGACGGACGCAGACTGCAGCGAGCGCTCCACATCCGAGACGACGGGAGCAAGGAATCAGAACGAGCAGCAATCGCCGCCTACTGGCAAGAGCAGAGCCGCGTCACTGCTGGAACAGAGACTCGACGCAGCAAAACGCGCACGCTCCGGAGCGCCCTCAAGGCGCTCGCCGAAGCCAAGGAAGTAGACGAGCAGACCGAGCACTCGCAGGAGAAGGTCACGAGCGCGGGGAAAGCGCTGGAGCTGTTCTTCGGCGATCAACACGACATCGGCAGCATCACGACGGAGGACCTCGTTTCGTTCGCCGCCGAGCGCAAGAAGGTCGTTGAGAACATCACGATCAAACGAGACCTACAGGTCTACTCGCAGGCGTGCGCAGCTGTTGGCGTCACGCCTGCGAAGCTGCCTGGCATCGGCAGCATCCAGGCGAAGCCGCAAGAGCCGTTCACGCTCGACGAAGTTCGGCGCTTCATGCTCGCGACCACTCCACACGGCAAGCTGCTTGCGTATTGCTTGCACTTCCTCGGGCTTCGCAACAGCGAGACGCGCAAGCTCGCCGAGCCCGACTGGGCAAACAAGCGCGTGTGGTGCGAAGGCACCAAGACCAAGCACTCGAAGCGCTGGGTGTATCCGCCCGACGAGATGTGGGAGTACATGGAAGCGATGCGCAGCGTCGGCGAGTGGCGCGGCTGGCCGAAGCTCGGCAAGCAAGGCGTCGAGAGCTTTGTGAAGCGCACGAGCGCGCGCGCTGGGCTCGGGCATCGACACCCGAACGACTGCCGCGGAGGCTTCGCCACAAGGCTTGCAGCTGCTGGCGTCAACGCAGCACTCCGCGGCGCGATCATGGGCAACAGCGAGCAGACGCAGAAGATTTACTCGCAGCCTCACCTGCTCGATCAGGAGCTGGCTGATGCATCGCGGAAGCACCCGCGCATCAGGCCGAAGCCGTGCACCGCGGATGCATCACAGGAAGCGGCACAGGCAGCAAAAACGGCAGTAGGCGGAACGGTTACGGCGCTGAAATCACTACGGAAAGGCGAGGATTCTGCTGATTGAGCGAGCAGCCATCCATACCCTTCGAAAAAGCAACCATTGGGGAAAACTATGTCGGAACAACACGTTACGGAAGCAGAAAAGTCATGCATCGCGGATGCACCAAAACCCAAGAGCCTTGGCCAAGTCGGCTATGAAGCAATGGTCTCAACGGCCGGACTTGGGAATGATTTTCCTGGACATGAATTGTCCTTGCGCTGGGAGAATCAGCCGCCGCTCGTCCAAGCCTCGTGGGAGCTGATCGCGCTCGCGATCACGCAGCGCGTCGTCGACGACATTCGCGCCAGCCTCGGGGTGAAGCTGTGAGCGCCGACGAGACTGCATGTGATGTCTGCGGATACTGCCCTCGGCAGGACGACATCGCCGATGAGCTGACCAACATCTCAACCCAAAGCGTAAAAGTGACCAAGCTGCTCGCCGAACTCGTCGAAGCAGTGCGAGCGCTGAAGCCGGCGCCGATCGAACCGCCCACCGCGTACATCCAGTACTTCAAAGAGAGCGATGTCATCGAGCAGCTACGCAAAAAGCTCGAGTGCATCCGAGTCCAGAGCGAGGCGCGCGGCGACAACCTGGGGCGAGCACAGGACGAGATCGAGCGCCTGCAGGCGAAGGTCGCCGACGACGCGCTGACCATCGCTGCGCTGAAGGATGAGGCTGGTCGTGCAACCGTGAAGATCGGAAGCCTCAGCGCAGAACTGAACCGCGAGCGCGATTCGCGCAGCATCCAGTGGAATCGCGCGGAGCAGTTGCGCGCTGAGAACGAGCAGCTGAAGGAAAACGCATCGGCCACCCTCTATCACGAGGCGCTCCGGCTGAAAGCGGAGAACGAGTCGCTGAAGCGCGACGCAGTAGACCCGCTCTACAGGGCGGCGCTGTCCGACCGCGCACGGCTCGCTGACGAGAAGGCCGAACTCAAAGCGGAGAACGAGCGGCTGCGCGCTGAGAACGCTGAACTGAAGGCTGAGATCAAGCAGGCCGACCGCATGACGATGGAAGCGCGGATGGCCAAGGAGGAGCAGGACGCCGAGCTGAAGTGCTTCCGCGAGCGCGAGCACAAGGTGGACGCGTTGCTCTTCGGGGCAGATGGATGCGCGACGGTGCTGGAGAAGAATCGGGAGGTTCGTAGTGCGCAGCAGCTTCGCGCGGACATCGCCGCCGTGCGCGACTTCAAGATCGACGCTTAGGCACTCAAGCTGTGTGGCGCTAAGCGGTAACGCACACAGCTTGAAGTCGCGTTCGTTCCGTGGATCGGTAGTGCCAATATGACCGCCGACCAAATCCAGCAGAAGAAGAAGCAGCGCATCGATTCAATCAAAGCGCTGTACGACGAGTACGCCAAGCACACGAAGGACGCAGCCGGACACCTCGTCATGGCTCACGTGCTAAAGGATCTGACCGACCAGATGCGGGAGTCGCAACACAAGCTCGAGAACGCGCTCGCCAGGCTGAAATGACGCCGGAGACCGCGCCCGCGCGCTACTTCGGCTTGGCCAGGGGCTGGCCGAGCGCCGTGGCGCGGCGGATGTCCTCGGCGCTGACGGCTCGGATCTCCTGCGTTGCCACAGGGTTGAAGAATCTGGCGGGGTGCCGGCTTGCTGGCGGCGGAGGGGGGACCTTCGCCGCCGCACACCGTTCGGCCACCATGCGCAGCGCGACGCTGATCGAGGCGTTGAGCTGCCCGAGCTCGGTGCGCGTGAGTGTGCGCCCGTGCGCCGACTCGATCGCGAGCGCGGCTTGCTGCACCGCGCCCGAGATGAGCAGCTCTAGCTCTTCGCGGCTGATCAAGCGACGCTCTTTCGCTCCACGATCATGGTGACTTCGCTCGGTGCGTAGTCACCGATGCGGCGGAACAACTGGCTGCCGCCGAGCACTCCGCCGAGGATCTGCACCAAGTGCAGCCAGGGCTGAGGGATCAGCTGATCGAGCCCCGGTGCTTCAGCCACCCCGACCAGAATCGCGCCAACGATCACCAGTGCAGCCTGCAACGTCTTCGGGTTCATACTCGGTTTCACCTGCGCCTCCGTCGTCTCACAGTCACCGCGCCTACGTGATCTTCCACACGGCTTATCCGCAGTTCGATCTCGTGCCGGCGCTCAACGTCTTTCGGGTCGCCGCGCTCGAGTTCTGCGACTCGCTCACGCAACGAAGCGACCTCTGTCGTCAACTCAGTGAGCTTTGCCAGCTGATTGGCCTGGCGCTCTTCGACGACCACAAACCGCGTCCACACTGCCGCTACGGCTCCAAGCACCGCCAGACCTATGGACGCGTGCTGGGCAATCGGGCTTTCGGACATGACACATAACCGAGTGCCTGAAACCCGTAACCTGCCTAACAGTTTGACACGTGTCAGATCTGCGCGCTACTCGATACCCATGGACCGTGGGGCGTCGCCGCTCCGAGCGGCGGATTCGTCCAACCAGCCTGCAGCAGTGGAAAGACTACGCCTGTGCCCGCGAGCGTGATCGATGCGTTCATCTCACCTGCTGCGACCTTTGTGAGTCGTGGCGCACCTGAGAGAATGACGCTCGCAGTCAGAGCGCCTGCAACATTGACAATGGAGCCTGTCGCGCCTGTCATAGTCAGGCTTGCAGACAGTGCACCGGCTGCGTTTTTCCAGAGCTCCGGAGCGCCTGCGAGCGTGGCTGTGGCAGTTAGAGCACCGGCTGCGTTGTGAGTCAGCGACGGGGCGCCCGCGAGTGTTGCGGTAGCCGTTAGAGCGCCCGCGCCTGCTCGGATGAGATTGGGCACAGCCGCCATGCTGACGGCTGCGGACATAGCGCCGGCAACGTCCACCTGCCCGCTGTCGAGCTGGCCGGGAACGGTTTGGGAACCCGGCACGGGGTCGCCCGAGATAGATGACAGCGTGTGCCCGTTGCTGGAGCTGTCGGCCAGCTGGTCAGCGTTGTCAAACTGCCACCACGCATGCACGAAGGCTGTTCCGTGCTGCGGCGTCCAGTACGCTATTTCGTCCGCCAGCTCCCCAGCACTCAGCGCGTACCCTTCCCAAAGCTTGCACTGGCCTATCTCGTAATCAGTACCACTGCCGAACTCGCCAAACTCACAGAGCGTATAGTTTAGTGTTGTGTTGACCGATGTAGCTTGCGCTACCTGCGCCCCGTCCACGTATGCAGTTACGGTGCCTGCAGAGTCATCGTAAACCATCGCGACGTGGTACCACTGCCCCGTACTAAAGCTGTGCGCGTGGTTTAGGATGTCACTGGTGCCGTTCCCGCAACGAAACCGTATAACTTGCCCGGCATCATGACCGATGGAAGTCATGTGACCTGCGTCGTACGTTCCGTCGCTCATGAAGAAGATGTCGCCGCCACCACTGCCGTACGTGTGGAAATAAACCCAACCGCACATCGACCAGTCGCCAGCCGAGTCGAGCGCGATGATGCCCTGGTCGTACTCAAAGCCTGAGTTGTAGCGGCGGGTCATGCGTTACCTCACGCAAAGCTGAAGGTCAGCGAGCCTGCGGGGAAGTTGAGCGACTGCCCTGCAGTGATCTCTTGCCCGCCTCCGGTGATTGCCTCGGCTCCGAGGAAGTTCGCGGCTGCGCGGTTGGTGGCGTGGTTCCACAGCGCGTAATGCGTGACCGTGCCGAAGCCCGAGCCCTCTGCGGGACCGAACAGAAAGGCAACGCTGCTCACGAGCACACTCGGGCTTGCAGCTGACGCAGCCGCCCAATCGGCGGTGTCCGTTTCCTGCGGCGCGTAGCCTGTGCTCGACGTGCTGACTTCGTTGCTCGTCTGGCCGTCCACACCCGGGCTTGCCGTGTGCAGCGTCAGCCAGAACTCGCCGCCAGCAGTAGGTGCGCCTGTGAGCGAAGCCTTGCCGAAGATGTAGTCGAGGATGTTCTTCCGTGTCGTTTGGCCAAGTGGCATTGCAATCTCTCCTAGTTCCCAGCGTCTTCGTAAAGTTCGCAGCCGCCCAAATACAGCGTGTGCGTCGCGCCAGTTGAGCGCATGAACACGTAAACGTAAGCGCCCTGAGGCACGTTCTCGGCAGACCAGAAGACATGGATGATTCCGGCTCCTGGAATGGTCTGCGGGTTCGTGCCTATGTTCGAGTTGTCCAACGTAATGTTGGTGCCTGACACTGTTGAGCCGGCGCCTTGAGCGCCGCAGGTCACCATGCATGTTGCTGTCATTCCAGACCAGCCAGGTTGCACGATGATGTCTGAGCCTGTGTCGCCCAACGAGTACGGGAACCACGCGTGCGCGTGGATCGTGCCGTTGAAGCCGTTGGCTGCTCTGTTGCGCGTGACGTAGCTGCTGCTCATCACTTGGACAAGCGTCGAGGTCAATGAGCCAGCAAAGCTCGCAGTCCCGATTGACCAGTACTTAGGCTGCATCGGGTCGCCCGCGACTTCGGGGTGGATGTAGATATCTCCCCAGTCGCTGGTCGCGAACAGTGAGTCGGCGCCGCCGGGTCTGTGCCGTGTCGCGTGCGTTGCGACGTTGACGGTGTTGTACGTACCCGCGCCTGTGATGTTGCCCGAGTCGTCGATCGTGACGGCGCTTTGCTGCAGCTGCTTACCGCCCGTGCTGTCAAAGCGCACGACCCGGTTATCCGTCGAGCTCGCGATTCCGACCGCGAGGTTTGACCCCGAGATGTTCCCGCTGTCGTCGATCGTGACAGCGGAGTTCTTGATCAGATATCCGGTCGTTCCGTCGAACCGCGCGATGCGATTGTTCGTCGCACCACCCGGACCGCGCACGAGCTCGTCAGGATCGCGCCCGTTGAGCGCGCCACTGATCGTCAAGTCGCCTACGCCACTGACGTTTCCGCTGTCGTCGATCGTGATGACCGACTGCTGAACGCCGGACGAATGCAGCGCCGTATCGGTCCGAACCAGCCGGTTGTCATTCGAGAAGCCGGCTGCGTTGCGCGCAACAGTGAATGTGCCAAGACCGGAGTCGAGCGCCGACGTGCCGCCTGTGCCGTTCCACGAAAGCAGATTGCCAGCAACGGAACTGCCTGGACCTGACACGAAGTTGGCGACTGTGCGTCCGCTAAGTACCGTGACGTTCGAGAGCGTAGTGCCGCTCAGAGTGACTGTGCTGCCGCCCTGGTAGATGGCTTTGCCTGTTGTGCCGTTGAAGCACGCGATTACGTTGTGCGTTGAGCTTGCAGGCCCAGTCACGTCGCCTGTACCTGCGTCGCCAATCGTGTATCCGTTGATCGTGCCGACGCCTGTCATGTTGCCGCTGTCATCGATCACAACAGCGCTGTTCTGAATCAGCTTGCCCGTCGTGGCATCGAAGCGCGCGACAGCGTTGTCGGTAGCGCTGGCTGGACCAGCGACGAAGGTGTCCGGGTCTCTGTCGTTCAGGTTGCCAGACAGCTCAAGGCCAGTAAGGCCGTACATAGTGCCGCTGATTATCGAGACGCCGCTGTCATAGATGGCCTTGCCAGATGAACCGCTAAACAGTGCGATGTCGCTGTCGAACGCGCTTGAAGGGCCGCGTACCCAGTTCGCAGGGTTTGTGCCGTTGAGCGTAGTAACGCCAGTGACCGCGCCTGCGTCGCTGACGATGACCACGCTGTCTTGGATGAGCTTGCCGGTTGCGCTGTCGAAACGCGCAACCGCGTTGTCAGTCGCCGAGGCTGGGCCGACCACGTCGCCAGACGCGAGCGCGCTGCCGTTGATGGTCCCCACGCCCGACATATTGCCGGAATCGTCGATCGTGATCGCCGACTGCTGGATCTGCTTGCCGGTAGTCCCGTCGTAACGAGCGATGCGGTTGTCGGTGCTCGTGTTCGGGCTGCTGACGATGTTGGCCGAGATGAGGCCCGAATCGACAAGCTCACGTCCGCCGCTGTCGGCGTACTCGGGCAGGTGCCCCGTGATGACTTCAGGCTCGAACGTGCGCACCACGTCGTTGACGTGAAGCAGCCCGTCGATGATGTCTCTGCCGCCAGTGTCAGACCAGATGGCCAGGTTGTACTGCACCGATTCTGCAGGCGTTGGCCCGCGCACGAAGTCGCCCCAGCCGCCGATGTCGTGGCCGTTGATCGTCGTGACGCCTGTGATCGCGCCCGCGTCGTCGATCAGCACCGAGCTGTCTTGCAGCAAGCGCCCCGTGGTCGAGTCCCATCGCGCGACTGCGTTGTCGGTCGCACTGCCGATCGCTGGACCATCCACCCACTGTGCGACGTCGCGCGTGTTCAGTGCGGTAACGCCTGTCACCTGCCCTGTGTCAGAGATCAAGACCACGCTGTTCTGCACGACCTTGCCGTTGGTTCCGTTCCAGCGGGTGATCGCATTGTCCGTGCTCGTGCCGCTGTTCGTGACGACGTGATCGGCGATCACGCCGCTGTCCACAAGCACGCGCCCTGTCGAGTCGCCGAACTCTGCGAGGTGGCCTGTGGTCACTTCCGCGGAGTTGTTCCGCACGATGTCGTTCACGTGCAAGCCGCTGTCTTCGATGCTGCGGCTATCGGTGCCCGACCAGATCGCCACGTGCGCGAGCGTCGTGCTGCCAACGGTCGGCCCGTCTACCCACTGCGCGATATCGCGTGTGTTGAGAGCCGTAACGCCCGTGATGGCTCCCACGTCTGACAGCAGCACGAGCGAGCTCTGAATGAGCTTGCCCGTGACGCCGTCGTAGCGAGTGATCGCGTTGTCGAGCGCGCTTGCTGGCCCGACGACGTCGCCGTTGCCGTCGCCAGTGCCGATCGGGTTGCCGTTGATCGTGTTGACGCCGGTGATGTTGCCGGTTTCGTCGACCAACACCGTGGAGTTCCGAAGCAAGCGCCCCGTCGTGCCGTCCCACAGCGCAATCGCTGTGTCCGTCGCTCCGCCGATGCTCGGGCCGTCCACCCATTGCGCGATGTCTCGCGTGTTGAGCGCAGTCACTCCGGTGACCTGGCCCACGTCGCTGATCAGCACGACGCTGTTCTGTATGATCGTGCCCGTCGTGCCGTCCCATCGCACGATCGCGTTGTCGAGCGTCGGAGGTACGCCGCTCACGATGTTCTCGGGCAGCTCGATCTCGGCGGTCGTGATGTGCTCGCCGTTGTAGTACAGAAACTGCAGCGCCCCGAGCGTTGAGATCGGGACGTCGATGTCGACGCCGTCTACGGTCGCGCGGATGTACTTGCGATGCACTAGCGAGTGCTCCCGTATCCGAGCGCACGCCTGCGCTGCTCCTCCTCGTCGCCGTCGTCGACCACGAGACCCGAACCGATCAGCGCCGGCAGGTTGCGCACAGCCCGCGAGTCAGCTGCGCCCGCTGTTACGCCATCGATTCGGCCAGCTGCGCCCGGAGCGCGCTGCTCGAGTGTGCGCGCCAGGTTCGCGAGCGCGTCCTGCCCACGTGGCGTGCGGAACGCCTGCACGATCTGGTTCGCGCTACCGCTCGCGAGCCCGCCAGCGAGGCCAGCGACAGCGCCGGCAGGCCCGCCGACCATGCCGCCTGCAAAACCGGCTGCCATTCCGCCCGCTATGCCCGGAAGCGGGTTGAAGCCGACAGCTTCGCTCGCGCCGCGCTTGGCGGCGATCTTCTGGAGCATCGCGCGATCGCCGTACTGCTGGCGAAGGCCCCCGATCGACTCCATCGTCTCGGGCGCGGCGTCGCGCAGGATCGCGTCGAGCTCCTCTTTCGCGACGCGCCCCTGATCGGCTGCGACTTGCGCGCTCGCCCTGTCGGGGACCGCGCCAGCGTTGCCCGCATGGCCCTCGGCCTGCCACGCGCTCTTGCGCCCGACGAGCCCAAGGACGTCCTCGGGCGGCAGCTCTTGGCCGACGCCGAGGGCGCTCTCCTTCAGCGCTGTCCGGTAGCCGCGCTCTTGCGGTGAGCCCGCCTTGGCATCAGCCCCCATTCTCGACAGCCGCTCTTGGATCTTCTGCCATGCGCCGGGCACGAGGTCGTTGGCGCCTTCGTCTCCCGCCTGCCGGTACGCGCCGCGCAGCTGGTCGCCAACGTCCTTCAGCTGCCCGCCGACCCAGTTGCCCTGTGCATCCTGCACGCCGAGCCGATCGGCTGCCTCGCCCGCGCTCTCGCCCCACCGCGGCGACGGGATGATCTCCTCGATCTTGGCGGCCAGCTCCTTGGGAATGGCGGCCACACCGAGCCGCTTGGCCAGCCCTTGCAGGTCAGCGCCGGTCACGCCCTTGGCCACGAGCCGAGCCTTGTCGGCCTGGGTCCCGAGCCACTCTCCGGCGCCGCGAACGCTATTGGCCACCTTCCCGCCCACGCCCGCAATCGTCCCGGCCACGCTGCCGCCGAGCAGTCCGCCGCCGCCAGCAGCAAGCGCTGCGTCGCCGAGGTCGCCGCCTTCCGCGAGCTCGCGCACGCCGCCCTCTGCCGCGCCCTGTAGCGCCGCTCTGCCGGCGATGGCCAGCTTGCCAGCGCCCTTCACTACACCGCCGACCTTGTTGCCGATAGGCGAGAGTATGGCGCCGCCTACGTCGCCGATCGTGGTCGCCGTGGGCGAGCGTTCGACAACCTTCTCGTAAGGCTCGGCTCCCAAGCCCTCAGCGATCGCATCGGACACGCCCCAAGTCGCGCCGTGCAGCGCTCCTCGAGCGCCGTCGCCGATCGCCTCGAGCGCGCCGCCGCCTTGGGCCGGCGCAGGACCCGCGTCCGCGAGCTCGAAGGCCACGCCGTCCGCCTTCATCTTGTCGACCGCGTCAGCTGGCACGCGATAGCGCCTGCCGCCGACCACGACGCGTACGGTTCCATCAGACATGGCTCACTGCTCCTCGTCTTCGTCGAGCACGCCGCCGTAGACGCTCGGATCGAAGCCCTGCGACTCCGGCACCTGAACGTTGCCGAGCCACGCGCCGAGGCTGCCTGCGTCGAGCGCGCTGCGCGCCTGTGTCTCCCGACCGGCAGCGCTCCGCTTGAGCTTTCCCTGGACGTGCTCGCGGGCCAGCTTCATCGCTGTCCGGAACTCCGACTCAGTAGCGTTCGGCTGCGCGCCGACTTGGATCTGGTAGCGCAGTTCCTCGCTGACCGGCCCAGCCGCGCCAGACTCCATGCGCTGCGAGAGGTCGGCCAAGCGGGATTTGATCCCCGCCATGCGCTCGGCCTGCTTCGAGGTCGAGTCGCCGAGCGCTGCGCCGACTGTGTCTTTGGTGCGGCCGAGGAACGACCCATCGAACATGCCGACGCCGGGGATGTCCTTCCCCTCGGGGGCGAGCTTGTCAGCGCTGTCGAGCAGCTGCGCGAGGCTCTGCTCGTACTCGGTATCCTTGTTGTACTCGCGCGTCAGCCGAGCATCGACAGCCGGCTGCCTGGCTGCCGCGGCTTGCGCGCGCGCTTCGGCTTGGAGCCGCGCGCGCTCAGCCAGCGACGCGTTGTCGGCGTTGTTCAGTCCGGTTTGGTGCTGCCTGTTCAGGTCGTTTTGCTCGCGCGTGAAGTCCTGGCCAGCGCGGAAATGCGCCGCGCTCTGACCCATCTGCTGCAGCTGCAGCGCCTTCGCCTGCGCCATCTGCTCGCGCGTGAGGCCCTGGCTCAAGCCGAACTGCTCCTCCTGCACCTGACGCGACAGCTGGTTCTGCGCGATCTGGTCGTCGTGGTCGTCGCGCCCAGCCTGGAAGGTGCGATCGGCGTTCGCCTGACCTTGCTGGGCCCCAGCCAGGTGCATCTCCTGGCCGATCTGATCGCCCAGCATTCGGCGATCTGACTCGAACCCTTGCCGGTCTGCGTTGCGCAGCTGCGCCATCTGCATTTCGCGATCGGCGAGCGCGCGCGGGCTGTTGTCCCGCCGCCACTGCTGCAGCTGATGGTTGCGCTGCTCGGTGCCGTGCATCGCGATCTGGCCGAGGTCCTTGCCCTTGTTGCCGAGCACGTTGAGCGCCATCGCGAGGATGGTTTTCCACTCGTTGGCCTCGGGCGCGGCTTCAGCTTCTACGGGCTTGCTAAAGCGCTCCGGCGCCGAGTACTGCATCTGCGACTGGCGCTGCATGAGGTCGCGCGCCTTCGACCACGGCCCGCCGCCATCGGCTGCCGGCGTTGGCTGTGGCGCCGCTGGCGTCAGGTTGGCTTGCGCAGCTTGACCGCTCAGCCACTGCTCGAGGTCGTCTTCGTCGTTTTGCATTATAGACCCAGGTACCCGAGTAGGCCGACTTGCGAAAAGCTGCTGTCGAACTCTTGCTGATCCTTCTGACGTGCGCGTGCGGCGGCCTCAGCGTCTCTTGCGCGGCGATCCTCTTGATTGCTTTCGAACTCCGCGCCGCGAGCGCCGATCACGTCTGCGTCGATGTCGCGCTGTAGACGCGCCGTGCCGAGTCCGAACTCAGCGTTCGCGCGCCGATCCGCAGACGCGTCGCGCATCGCTTCGTTATCGCGACCCGTAACCCGATCGACTCCTTCGACGTAGTCACGGTTCATCTGCGCTCCGGTGCGCGTGGTCTCTGCGTCGCGGCCCCATTGAGCCTCAGACGATCGCAGCCCCGCATCGGTTGCGATGCCCGTGCGCCGATCCTCGCCCTCTGACTGTCGGAACTGCGCGTCAGACATGTCAGTGCCGCGACCCCAGGCGCTGTTTTGCTCTGACTGCCTGAAGGTGTCCTGGAAGCGCGACTGGATGCCCTGCTGCTCGCTGTTGAACATGTTGATCGCGTCGTCGGCCGAGCGCAGCGCGTTCGCTTGGGTCGCCATGCCTTCGGTACCGCGCAGGCGCGCGTCACGATTGCCCATGCGCATCGCGTCGTCTGACGCGCGCATGCTGTTGACCATCGAGCCCTGGCCTTCGAGGCCCGCAAGCTGCCGATTCGCGTTGCTGTTGAGCATCGCGTCGTCTGCGTTGCGCATGTTCGTTGCCATGGCGCCCTGGGCGCGCGTGCCCTCGAACTCCAGCTGCGAGTTGTGCTGCCGCATCGCGTCATCACTCGCGCGCATGCTGTTGGCCATCATGCCAGCGCCCTGCAAGCCCTGCATTTGCTGCTGGCTATTGAACTGACGCATCTGGTCGTCTTGCGAGCGCATCGTGTTGGCCTGATTGGCCTGACCCTGCACGCCTGCGAAGCGCTGCTGGTTGTTGCTGATCGCCATGCGATCGGCCGCGCTCTTCGTGTTGAAGTCGCGTTCGAACGACTGGTCAGCAATCGTGCTCGACATGTTGCCGTAGTTGACGAGCGCTTTCTCTGCGCGATCGACTGCTTTGGCGTTTGCGCCGAGGTCCTGCAGCGCGCGCGTGTTTGAAGCTTCCGCGCTCGACGCATTCAGATTCGACAGAGCCATCGTAGAGCCGCCCATACCGCGGCGCTCAAGCTCTCGATAGTTCGCGTCTCGCACTGACCGTTGCGACTGCTCTTGTGCAAGCCGGCTCTGCATGTACAGGAACCGTTCCGCATCGGTGAGCTTGGGGTCCATGCGGTCGCGGAACTCGCCGAGCGCCTCTTTTTGAGCCGCCAGTGCTTCAGCGTCCGCCGTTGCAGTCGCCGCTTGCGAGTCGAGATCCATCGCACCACTCGCAAACTGCCCGTAGTCGTCATAAGCACCTTGCTGCATGCCCACGAGGCCAGCATCAGAGCTGACGTCGCGCGCGCCTGATGCGAAGTCTCCGAAGCCGGAGTAAACGTCCCGCTGCTGACCTACGAGCCCGGCGTCGCTGCTGATGTTGCGCGCGCCCGAGGCGAAGCCGCCCAAGTCGTTGTAGTTGTCCATCTGCATCCCAACAAACTGTTGGTTGCTGTGGACGTCGTTTGCTCCACTCGCCCAGCCGCCGAAGGCGTTGGCCACACCTTGCTGCTGACCGACAAGCCCCGCGTCGGAGCTGATGTCGTTCGCGCCGCTCGACCAGTTCGCGAAGTCACCGTACGCGGCCTCCTGCATGCCGACGTAGCGCTGATTGCTCTGCACAGTCGGGTCGAAGCTGGTTGGCGTCAGCTGACGCATGCTGTTGTTCAGCGCGCCCAGCTGGGAGACGTTCGCGGCGTCGCGTGCGCTCGACTGCGCGAAGCTGCTGTTCATGTTCCCCAGCGTCTGCTGGTCCTGTGCGGTCGATCGCGCCGCCGAGCCTTGCAGGCCCTGGAACAGCCCAGCGTTGGCTTGCGTTGCGCTGTTGAACGCTGACCCGAGATTCTGCGTGTTGGTCGTGCGCCGCGCTGCATCGCTCGCCGCGCCTTCGCGCAGGGATTGGCTGTACGGGTCAAGCGCAGCCATCGCGTTGTTGCCCGACGTCTGACGAGCGTCGGCGACGTCTTGAAACGAATCGAAGCGCCGGCCGGACGCGCGCTCCAGCGCGTCCGCTGCGAAAGCCTCTTGGGCTGCCGCGCCCGTCGCGCCAGGCATGATCGGCTCGCCCATGTAGTCGGTCGCGCCCGAGTAGATATCGCCGAGGATCTGATTGCGTCGTCCGTAGAGCGCATCCTGCTCGGCTCGCCGCGCCTGTTCCGCGGCTTGCGCGTCAAGGAAGTCCGGCGTGCTTTGCCCGTTGAGCGCTGCCCACCAGTCGAGTTGGTCCTGTTCAGGCATTTGCGATCCCGTAGTAGATGAACGTGTAACGAAGCACCGTCGGGTCTCCGATCGTCATGCCGTCGATCGAGCGGAGAAGCATGCGCGCGCCGTAAGGGACCGCATCGCAGCCAACACCGGAGCGGAAGTAGCGGGTGATGTCTGACGGCGCGATGATGCGACCGGCAATGACCGCTGCCGGCGTGAAGTTCGGCGGAAGCGGGATGAGCATCGGCTCGGTGTAGGGAGCTTCGAACTCGCCGATCACGAGCTCGCCGCGCGCGAACGTGCCGGGGCCGACTCCTCCACCCGTTGCGGGTCCGGTGCCAGTGCCGTCGCCGATGCCCGTTCCGCCCGTGCCGCGCGCCGCGTTCGGCTGCCGCCCGCCGCTGTGCCCGACAGGCCCACGAGGAGGCGCGAACGCGTCTGCGACCTCGCGACCGAGCGTGCCGACAGAGCGCGCAAGGAGCTCCATCGGGTTGTAGGCGCCGCCGCCCATCGACCCAAGCGGGGCGAGGTTCAGCGGTCGGCCATAGTTCGAGGGCATGCCCATCGGTCGACCGAAGCCGCCGAGCTGCGGCAACACGCGCGGCTGCATCTGCTGCACAGCCGACTGCACCGCCAGCGCGGCCTTACGCACACGCCCCGGCCGGTCGCCGACTTGGATCAAAGCGCGCTTTGCACACGTGCTCATGCTGCAGCTCCTCGCTTGTTGTGCGTCGTCTGCGTGCTGTGGTTGTTCGTGATCGCGCAGCCGAAGAACGTGTACTTGGTCGGCCCCTCGGGCGTGACGTAGCCGAGGCTGATCGTGTTGCTGACTGCCGGCGCATCGGTCGGCACTTCCATCCAGCACATGGACAGTGAGAAGTCGGCCGCTGCGCCTTGCGCCACCGTGCTGATGCCCGCTTGAATCGCGCTCGGGACGTTGCCGCCCTCGTGCTTCTCAAGCGTGCGCTCCATGCCTTCCATCTCGTTACAGATGAACGTGACGGGTGCGCCGACAGCGCTCGCGTGGAAGTACCACTCCACCTCGATCCAGCGCTTCAGCGAGGACGGATCGCCGTCACTCGTCGGCTGCATGCGCACGATGCTCGTCTGATAGGTGTCTGCGCTCGCGCGCTTCACCTCGAGCACGCCGTCCACGAGCTCGGCCACGATGATCGGATACTGGAGGTTCGCGAAGCTGCTCGCGACCTCGTCTTCGGCGATGCGGACGCGCGACCACTTGTTCCAACGCGTGCTGTAGACGTACGCGTACGGGTCGCCGTCGAAACAGAAGTACACATCGCCGCTCGACTCGTCTGGGATGACGCGAGTCTTGTCATCCTGAGACCACTGCGCGCGGCCGGTGTCGCCGAGCGCCGCCGTGGAGATCTCACGCACCATTCCGCCCGCGTCGATCACGACAGCGCCGTTGTTGCTCGCGCAGAAGACGTTGTCGCCGAGCCGGCAATAAGCCTTCGGCCCGCGCAGCAGGCACTGCGTATCGATCTGGTCCATGCCCCAATCGAAGCCAGCGCTCGAGCTTCCGCCTGTGCCGGTGAGCCGGTGAATGCCAAACTCGGTCCAGATCACCATGGCCTGCGACGTGGCGCATGCGGCGTAGACTTGTCCCTTGCCGACGAGACCAGCTGCGACGACAGCCTCGGGCTGGCCGTTCTCGGTCCACATCATGCCGTTCTTGCGGCGCGGGCGTGAGACGAGCTCTGCATCCTCCGAGAGCAACGGAAGCGGCGGGTTGTAGTTCTGCCCGTTGCTCGCGCGGATCGTGAAGTCTCCGAAGCCGGCGTAGTCGAAGCGGAAGGCGAAGCCGGTCGCGGGCTGCGTCCACTCGCCTGGTGTGTCGGGGTTCACGCGCGCGAGGTCGTCAACGTTGACGATCGTGGTGCTCGCGAGGTCGTCTGCCTGCCCGAGCTCGAACGTGTCGCCGTTTATCTCGACTTCGTCGGCGACCTCATCACGTGTTCCGATGCCCCAGGTGTCCGACCAGTCGTCGGTGAGCTGGCCCATGCCGCCAGCTGCGCGCGCGACGCGCGCGGGGGGCTCGGTGATGTCGAAATAGAAGGTGTACCCGCGATACTCCTCGATGACTCGCGCGATAGGCGGCGGGCGCTTCTGCGCGCTCGCACCCACAACACCTTGATTCGTGTAGAGAGCTTCACCGAGGGAAAGATCGCCGGTTGCTTCAGTCCACGTCCACGAGCTACCGCCGCCCTCCGGAATCGTGAAGATGGAGGACATGTAGTAATCAGCCGTCGTAGACGTGCCTTGATCGTAATCCTCCGGCGTGTCGCCAGGAGCAGGCCGCGGGGTCTGATAGGTCCGGTAGACCTCGACCATGTCGCCGGGGAGCAGCTGCGGGTGTCCGGGGCGCTGGTAGACAGTGATCGAAAGGTTGCGGCGATCAGCTTCTGCGTCTTCTTCTGCGTCGCCTTCGGCGAACGTCTGCACGGCTGCGCTTGGCGCCCCGGAGACCTCGTAGCAGTCTGGAAAGTGCCTTGTCACCACTGCAACGGTGTGAGCTTGCTTCCCAGCGTGCAGCGCGCCCGCGCCTGTGCCGCTGATAGCTTCAGTGCTGATCGCCGGTGAGAACATGCCCGCGAGCCGCGGGACAAACTCATGGGCAAGGACCGGATCGAGGTAGTCGAACACCATCGGTCCGGTAGTCGTCGTTACAAACACGCGATCACGTGTGATCACCCAGTTGATGCGGCCGTCGATCTCGAACACGGCGCCATCGGGCGCGTACGCGTGCACAGCCTTTGTCCATGCGCTGATGCCGTGGTCAGTGTTGCGCAACCAGCGGTAGCCCCACTCGCCCGCCTTCTTGATCAAGAGCAGCGTCCACTTCGTTGGGAGCGGGATGATCTCCACAGCTTCGTAGTCGTCGTCGTCGCTGACGCTGGTGAACGTCGTGAACTTGGGCGCTGTCTCGTGCGAGCCGGCTGCGTTGTGCAGCACGCCGATGTCGACAAGCATCGCGCCAGGGCTGTACTGACCGAGCTTGTTCGGCGCAGTGATCAGCCCTTGCGGCTCGACGATGATCGGCTTCGACTTGGGCACTACGTCCACCCATGCTGGATCGGGAAGTGCTGCTGAACGCGGATGCGCGGCCGCAGATGCTCGCCGAGTCGGATGAGCGCAGATTGCGCGGCGTTCTGCAGCTCGGCCGCGCGCTCGAGAAAGTCACGCTGCCGGCAGATCGGAACAGCAGTGATCGAGCCTACGAGCGAGTGGAACGACTCGGGGAGCTGCGGCCACTCGCTCTGATTCGCGACGCGCAGGTAGTCTCCCGGCTCGACGCGCTCGAGCGTGAAGTTCTCCGCGACCTGCACCTGCGTCGGGCTGAGCACTGTCATGGGAGCCTCAGCGACCGCGAGCTCGAAGTTGGCGCGCGGCTCGATCACGTCGCACACGACGTTGCCGCTGATGGCTACGTCGCTCGGTTTCGAGACGGGCAGGCTCTCCACGATAAGCAGCCGCGTGTCAGCATCGACCGCGAGAATCTTGCCTGTGGTCTGCGGATCCACGAGCACCGAGGGGCGCATGAGGATCTTGACCCGGAGCTGCGTGCCCTCGTACTTCGCGGCAGGCAGCAGATGGATGTAAGAGCCCCGGATCGTGTAGCCGGTCGGATAGGCCGCGCGCCCATACTCGCGCATCCATTCCTGGTGCTCGGCTTCGAGCACGACACTGAGCGCCGCCCAGTCGCGCCCGTTGTGGGTGATGTCCACCTGCTCGATCGCAGGCACCGAGCGATGCGGCAGACGCACGCTCGCGTTGTTCACGGCCAGCGTGCGCGTGAACGTGTGGTACCAGTAGCCCGAGCGCGTGCCCGCGATGATCGGCTCGATCACCTCGGACATGGTCCGGTTGAGCATCTGCAGGATGATCGCGGACGTGTACTCAGTGCTCTGTGAGGCGAGCGTCGCTTCCTTGCGCGTCCAGGCGATTATCTCGGTGCTGTTCACCGAACCATACCCCGCCGCGGGTCGTCCTCAGCGAGAGCTTGACCTTGGCCGCGCGCGTAGCCCGCAGCTGCTTGCTGCGTCTGCTGCGCTGGCCCGGGAACGCCGCCTTGCGGAGGCACGCCCGGCTGACCGACTGGGCGCCCCGCTGACGGGTTTTGGATCGTGCCTGGGTCCATGCCACCCCAGGCTTGCTGCCCGAGCTGCTGCCCCATGCCTTGCAGCGCAGAGCGGCCTTGCTGCGCGAGCCAGCCGTTGCCCATGCCGCCCCAAGCTGCAGCGCCGGCTGGACCTTGCGGTTGGCCTTGCTGCGGAGGTGGTGCGCCCTGTGGTTGCTGCATCAGCCCGCGTTGCAGGCCGGGGAACATTGGTCCGGGCATCAGTAGCTCGCTTTCAACACGACGCTGTAGGTGCCGCCGCCGCTCGTGTAGTCGAAGATCGGCACGACGTAGGGCGGCGGGTTCACGAAGCGAATCACGCCGCGATAGGTGCCGAGCGCCAGGCCCGCGGCTGTGTCGAGCTCGCCCGTTGCGGCGGCGTACGTTAGGGCTTCGTCAGCCGACACCGACACTAGCTCGCCGTCGGCGATTGCTGGCCACGATGCATAAGCGCCGTCATCTTCAACGTTGCCTACGAACGTCACCGTGCTGAGCAAGTCAGCTGCCGAAGCAACGATCTTGAAGCCAACGAACAGCGCCAACGCGTGTGCGTCAGTGCACGCGATGACTTCACCGACCGCATCGCCTGCCGAAGCATCGAGCACAACCTTTGTGGACTTAGTTCTACTCATGCCATGTTCCTAAACTTGTCTTCGTCGTCCCAATCGCCACCCGCCCAATCCATCGGCTTCATGGGTTCGGGGGCAGCTGCGGCTTTCGGCTCGGGGTCTTGCGACATCAGCGACACGCCGAGCTGTGTGAGCATCGGACCTGACACCGAGCGCGGTTTACTCGGGCCACCATCCATCCCGCTCATGGCGGTCTGCATGTAGCCCGAGTCACCCGCGCGCGATGCTCGTTTGTTCGCGATACTCGCGAGCGTTTGATCTAACTGCTGCTGCTGCGCGCGCTGATGCTGCTTGCGCGCCTCGTCGTTCTGCATCTTCGATGCAACGAGAGCCAGACCCAGCTTAGCGAGTAGCGGGAACGCCATCAGGCAGCGTCCAGCGAATCGCCTGGTGAGACGATGTTCTCGACGAAGAAGTTGTGCCAGTTCTGTTCGCAGAACGGCGCTTGGTTCGAGTACATCACCGACTGACAGCCCGACTTGTCGATCAGCGGCGTGAGGAAGCCCTCGTTCAATCCCTTGATCGGACGCATCGTGTTGTCGGTCGTGCCGACGCGGTAGGCGTTCGCGGTGTTGGCGAAGTACATCGCCTGGCCCTGCTTCGCCATGTCCCACACAACCACGTCGATGTTGCCGGCCGGAGTCTCGAAGATCAGGCGAGACTCGCCCTGCTTCTTCACGCCGCCCGAAGACGGGTCGCGGTTCTTGGCCGAGTACTCGTCGGCGAGCGCTGCGAACGCGGAGCCCGAGCACATGATCTGCCCGCCGCTCTTGCTGCCGTTGTCTGCGATCAGCGCGCCCCACTCACGGATGAGCTTCAGCGTCAGCGGGCCGTTGGCCGCGTCGAACACCGGAGTGCGGAACTGCGTGATCTCGCCGACGTCGACACCGAACAGCGTGCCGGTCTGCGTCTTCATGATCGCTTCCATGCCGATGCAGCTGTTTTGTCGCCAGCCCTTCGGCACGATCACGTCGTTCGCCTGCGGGGTAACGGCGGAGCCCGCTTTGTACAAGCGCACGTGCGTCTTGCGCTGAGTCGGCACGCCGAGCACCTGCACGTCGCCGACGCGCAGCGTGGTGCCGTCTGACTGGTAGATGTCGATGAGCGCGTTGCGCATCGAGGGCCAGAGACCGCGGATGTAGCTCGCGCGCGTGAGGCGCACGTCGCGCGCGGTGGACAGTGCGCCGGCAGCCGTGGTGCTGATCACACCCCAGTTGCTCGCGAGCACCGAGCCGCCGCCCGGACCGTATGCAAGCGCGCCGTCGCGATACAGCGAAGCGCCTTTGCCCTTCGCCTTCATCTTCAACGACATGATGTCGTTGTAAGAAGTGTCGCTTCCGTTGAGCGACGCGTACACGTCATCCCACGCGTACTGCGCGCGCATCATGATCGTGGAGCCGTCGAGCTCAGCGCGCTGCAACTCCGCGCCGATCGCAGCATTCAGATCGAACAGGCCGCCTTGGCGCGAAGCCGTTTGGCCGTGCTCGAGGCCAGCCATAAAGCTGACTTGGTACTTCTCGCCGATCTTGGCTTTCTGCGTGAACGGCAGAAGCTCGGCGAGGGTGTTGATCTCTGGCAGGGCATCGAAGAACCCGCCGTACTTGGTCTTATAGTTCGCCAGCAGCGCCGGCGTGATCGCACTCATGTTGAGGCACCCAAAAGGAACGAGGTTTGGCGCTCGCTACTGGGTGGCTCTTGCTAGTCCGCTACTGGTTGCCGCCTACACGCAGGGTTGCCCGTGGGTCCTGTGCTCGTGTGATGCTGGTCTTTTGCGGTCGCTAGCTCGATGCTCGTTGGCTTGCATCGTTAGCGTTGAATCTCGGCCCGAGTGAGTCAACGCGGGCCGAGATTTTTGGTTATTCAGTTTTTCGGTTACGCTTCGTCCAGCTCGTAAGTCGCTTCGAACTCGTCCTTCGGGATCACGTCTGCGTGCTTGGGGATGACCGGAGGTCCGTCCACCTGCGCGACGAACACGACGTAGTCACCGACGACTGCGTCTTTCCAGCCGGTGAGGGTGCCGACCTTGTAGGTCTGCCCGGTCGTGATCTCATCGATCGTGCCGTCAGCGATCAGAGTCGTGTACCAGGTCGGGGGCGAGCTTGCGCCCAGGGGATGCGCTTCCACTTCGAGGTCTGCGGTTCGGTTGTACGTGGCCATGTTCTATCCTCGTCGCCGGTCCATGTCGGACCAGCGCATGCGTTGCGGCGCGGCGAGGTTGCCGCGCTGACCTTGTCCTGGTGCCGGACCTGTGCCGGTGAGCGTCGGCGGCGCGGTGCGCTTCGGCGGCTGCAGTCTCTTCACCGAGGGGTTCGCGAAGAGCTTGTCCACGCGCTGCTTCGCGTGCTGCACGAGCTGTGTGATCAGCTGCTTGCTGGGAACGCGCCCCAGTTGGATCGTCGGAGCTGTCCTCCAGGTGCCGTCCGGATTGCGTTCGCCCGCTGTCGCTTCCTCGAACACCTGGTCAAGCTCGCGAATGAACGCGGGGCTGCTGGACTCAGCATCGCTGATGCCGAGTGACTTGTACGTCTCGGGCAGCGCCTGAGTGATCGCGTCTTGAATGAACTTGACGGCAGGGGCCGCGGTGCCCTGCTCTTGCAGCTGCTGGCGTTGGAGCTCTTGCTGCTGCTGCTCCATGCGCTCGGCGCGGCGCTTCAGATAGAAGTTCTCGTCCTCGACCTGCTGCTGCGCGAGGAACTTCTGCTGTAGTGGCGGCGGCAGCTTCTCCAACGTCGCCATCTCGTTGATGTACGAGATGACCATCGACTTGAACGACTTCGACGCGCCCATCGCTCGCAGCGCGCGCAGTCCGACTTGCGGATCCTCGCTCTGCAGATCGATCGCGAGCTGCTTCATGCCGTTCTCTTTGCGATCCAGCGCGCGGTTACGCTCGGCTACCTCGGTCGTCTTCCGCTGGTAGTCGTTGTACATCAGGATGTTCTGCGGAACGTCCTTCAGGCGGATGGGGATCATCTCGCCCTTGCCGTTGCTGTCGTACCAGATGACCTTGTCGCCCATGAGGTCCATGGGCAGCTCGGGGCTGTCGAGCAGCTCCTGGTACTTCGCGGCGAGCTCAGCCTCGGGCGTCGCCTGCGGCGGCTCCTCGACCTGCGGCTCGGCAGGCTGCGCCTCCTGCGCCTCGACCTGCTCAAGGTCGATCATCTCCCCGGGCTCAGCTTGCGGCGCAGCGAACGGCTGCACGTCGCCGTCAGCGCGCGGAGGTGTCCACCCGTCGAGCGGCTGCAGCTTGCCGGGGACCTGTGCGTTGGTGCCGAGCTCGCTGATGCGGCGCGCTGTGCCGGGGTCGATCGCGCCGCCCATCGGCGAGCCGACGTCACTGCTGTTACCTGGTGCGTTGATCGCTTCGCTCATGCTGACTTCGCCTCCGCAGCTGGCGGCTGCTTCTTATCTTTGGGTTTGCCGTTGGGCGGCTTGCCTTCGGGCGCTGGCGGCTGCATCGCTGGATCGGCCGTGCCACCGGCTGACATGCCGAGCCGCGATTGCGCCTCCTGCAAGCGCATCTGGAACGTCTCCGCTGGATTGCCTGGGAGCACAGGGGGCTCCGGATATCCGAGCACACGCGCGGCCACAGGCTCCTGCACCTGCAGCTGCTCGGTGTGTTGCTGGATGTGCAGCTGAAACCGCATGAGCACCTGCGGGTCTGCACCGGGCTGCGCGCGGTACTCGTCGAACGCCGCGCAGTGGTCGACCGCGTGCGCATAGTGGTCGTCGAGCATGCTGGCCGTCACAGGCTCGTCGCCCGAGAGCAGCCACTCGTTCTCGATGCTGATCAGATTCTGCCGGCGTGAGTCGTTCTTCCCGTACTCGTCGTCGCCGCGCAGGATGAACTGGTGAGCCTTCGCCTTCTCGCGCGGATCCTCGATGTCCTTGGTGAGCTCGACGAGGCGGATACGGGCGAGCGCGCCGCGCATGGCGTCGGGGACAGCTTTGACTACCAAGCGGCGGATCGTGCTCAAGTCCTCGGGCGAGAACGCGCGCGCGAGTGGTGCGCCACCCTTGCCAGCGATCTCGACGATGAACTCGACATTGCCGAAGTTCTGCATCAGGACGAGCGTGTCGTTCGCAATCTCCTGCTCGTGCTTGATGAGCTGCTGCATGGGCAGCGACAGGTTGCGAGCTGTGATCGCCTCGAACACAGCCGCGTGCGCGCCGCTCGAAGTGTCCTCGATCTTGCCGCGCGACACGTCGCTCATGCCGCCGATGCGGGGTAGCGCTCCGAGCAGCTCCTCTTTGGTCGTCGCCGACCCTGCGGGCATCGCGTTGATCGGCAGCATCATGGGCGGCTGCGTGCCGCGTGGCCCTTCGAGCACGCGCTGACCGCCGCTCTGACCTTCGCCTGCAACCATCTTGGAGCCCGACTCTTGCCAGCGTACTTGCTTGCCGTAGTAGGCAATGTTCGCGAGCTCTGCGCTGCGTATCTGGTTCAGCGCTTCCTCGATCGGCGCAACGCCCGAACTGTCCGCGAACGACAGATAGCAGTCGGTGTACTTGTCGTTCAGGATGAGCCGCACAGGCAGCCGGCCAGCGGGTAGCGGGCATGCGCCCAGGTCGAGCGAGAGATCGCCCACGATGATCACGTGCCGGCCCTGCGGAATCTCGACCGAGTCGGCGTAGTAGAAGTGCATGATCACGCAGTCGCCTTCGTCGGCGCCGTACATGTCCTGCCAGAGGTTCAGCCGGTAGGGTTCGTACTCGTCGCGCGGGCTCTGCTTGAGGATCTCCTCGGCCATCTCCGGGAAGCGCGCTGCGAGCACGTAGAGATTCGTGCGCTCGAACGCGACCGCCCAGTTAGCCTTCGGTCCGATCAGCGGGTCGTACGCGAACATCGTCGGATCGAGCGCGTCGCGGTACGGCGCGCCTGACTTGCCCGGGCGCTTCTGCTGGATCGTCTCGGGCACGACTTGGCCCTGATCGTCAGTGAGCGGGATAGGCTGCCCGTCAGGACCTAAGCGATCCTCGCCGTTGTCGTCCTTCGACGTCTTCGGCACGACCTGCCCGGCCTGCGGGTGGCCCTCGGGATAGGTCAGCTCGGTCTCGTACGTCTCGATCACCGTGTCGCCCTGCTTGGCATCCCAGCGCAGGTGACTCGCGCCTGCGCCGTACACGAACGTGATGCCAGCGAGCTCGACGAGCGTGGGATCGATGCGCTCGGCGTAGACGTAGTTGACCGCCTTCTCGCCGACTTCGCTGCCCATGACCGAGCGCGTCTGCCCGGTGCTTGTGATCACCTGGAAGCTGATCGGCTCGCTGAGCACGAACGCCATCTGCTGGCGGATGAGCGCGCGCATCTCCGGGACGTGGATCTTTACGTCCGGGTTCTTGCGCGTGCCCAGGTCGAGCATCGTGCTGTCAGCGCGCCCGAGGCCCTTGCGCCCCTTCTGCATGAAGTAGGTGTTGTACTGCTCGCGCCAGCGCGTCACGAGCCCTTGCTGCTCGCACGCCTCGAAGTAGCGCCGGACCTTCTTACGCACCTCAGCGGCGAGGTCGGGCCCCTGCTTCGTCGCCCAGTACTCAGATGCGATTAGCGTCATGTCCAGCTCAGTTTCATCACTTGAGGCTTGGCCTCGCCCTTATCGATGTAGTCCAAGCGCATCGGCGTGAGCTGCTGGCCCATCGCCGCAAGGAAGCCCGCCACGTCGAGCAACAGCGGCTTCATCGGCCCTTCGCGCGTGTACTTCGGCTCCACCGGCGCGGTGACGATCATCTCGTCCATGAGCTCGTTGATCGGCCGCATCTCGCTCTCGCGCACGCCGTCTTCGCGGCGGAAGTAGCGCACGGATGGCGTCTTGTTCGAGCGGTAGACCGCGCACACCTTGATCGCGCCTTGCAGCGAGAGCAGGTGAAGATTGTCGAACACGCGATCTTCGCTGATCGTCTTCGGCGCGTTCGCTTCGAGGAACTGCCGTGCGATCTGCGCCTCGACGCCATCGGCAGGGATGATCACCACGGTCGCCTTGTCGTTCAGCGCCGCGAGTTGCTTGTCAGTCAGTGCCATCAGAACTCCCTCTCTGCGAGCTTGTTGATCGTCGTCTGCTGCTGCTGGACGAGCGCTTCGAGCCCCGCGATCTGGTCGTTGTGCAGTTCGATCGTCTGCTCGTGGTTGGTCAGCACTTGCTCGTGCTGCTTGTTCATCTCCTGCAAGCGGGCCGCTCGCAGCTGCACGAGCAGGCTCACGACGAACGCCGCGCTCGGCGGCACGGTCAGAGCCAGGATGCTGAGCACCCAGGTCCAGCTCATTGCTGGCTCCGCAGCCACTGTTCGAACTTCTCCGCCATCTCGGGCGTCATCGTGCGCGTGACTTCGCCGTGCTGCTGGGTGTGCTCCTCCGGCACCTCGATCGGTCGGCCGCTCGCCTCAGCAACGGCCGCGACGAAGCTGTCCGGCGCGTCTGCGTCCTCGACCAGCGTCACGATCTTGCCGTTCACCTGAACGTTCATGCGCTGTTGCGAGAACAGGATGAGCGCGCGCATGCGGCGAGGGCTGATGCGCACTTCCTTCTCGATGTGGAGTGCGGTGTTGGCCGCGTTGAGCGTGGACATCGTTTCGTCCACGAGCTGCTGTGTCAGTTGGTCTAGTGCCATCAGAAGAAGTCTCCTAACTCTGCGTGTGATTCGTCGTTCTCGTACACAACGTCGCCGACCCACGAGTCGCCGCTCTTGCCCAAGTGCTCGGGCGGATCGGGCAACACGTTCCAGTACGCGGGCCAGTTCCGCAGCGCGTACACACCGCACGCTGCAAGGTCGACGTGGCCGTAGAGATTGTGCTCAGCGAACTTCGTGTGTTGGTTGTTCCACTGCGCCGCGTTCATGTGCTTGTAGGTCTGCTCGGCGAGCGGGCCGAATGCGACGCGACCCTGCACCATGCGCGCGCGCGCGTTCTTGACCATTGAATCAACGAGGTCGTCCTTGGTCGTCGGCGAGACCGTGAGCCCGTAGATCGTGCTCAGGTCGTTGATGACCTGCAGCTGCGTGTCGCTGAAGCGGACGACCGGGTTGCTCTCCCACTGGTTCGTCTCGCTGTTCCAGTACTGCCAGGTGCTTAGCTCTTCACCCGATAGCCGCTGCGAGAGACTATGCAGACGCTCGGCCAGAGCCTCACATCGATCTCCCGCGAGTAGTGATCGCCATCCGCGCGCCCGTAGTTCGCCGCGAGAATCGTGCTCGTCTTCGAGGGGGATGCGAGCAAGTCGCGGATTCGGCGGTGTCCCGAACAGGTCATATTCACGTGCCGCAACCACGGCAGCCACGCGCTCGGTATTGGGGTTGCTCTCTGCCCAGTCATCGACAAACACCACCTGTCCGCGCGTCACGTCGTAGACGCTGAAGCTCACCGCGAACAGGTGAATCTGTCCGGGGTCGAGCGTTGTCATTGCGAGCCCGTACTTCGGCAGCTCGTAGCTGCTGAGCCGCATGTGCTCGCCCACCTCGGGGAACACCGTCTTGACGCGGTTGCGGACGCGCTTGCCGTAGTACTCGCGCTCGGTGTCCTCGGCATCGATCTCGCGCGCAGCGCTCAGGATCGCGTCCTTCTTGCGTTGGCTCAGCGCTGTGTTGTCGTCGATCGTCATGAACACGTACGCGCGACGCCGCTCGCACGAAGGCTTGAACACCACATCGAAGTCGTGGTCTGCGTCCTCGGGCGCTGAGCTCTCAAGGATGAGCGTCGGGTCGCGACCGCGCTGGAACTGCGGCTGAATCACACCGACGATGGTCTTGGCCAGCTTCTTCGGAAAGCCTGCTTCGTGGATAGACGCACCGTCGCAGCGTGGGCCGCGCAAGCCCTTCGGGTTCTTGTCGATGCCCACGAGCTTCAACACCGAGCCGTTGGGGAACCAATAGGCCGCCTTCATGCCGCGGTGATGTTTGATGAACGTCGGTCGGATGTCGGCCGGCAGGTACTCGATGATCGTGTCGATGTTCGGGATGATGAACTCCGACAGGCTGACCTCTTCCGCGCACGCCATCAGGTACCTCGACCCTGGCCAGCGGACGCAGTCCTCAACGCGAATGAGCGAGGTCGAGAACGTCTTGCCGACCTGGCGCCCAGCGTCGAGCATCCAGCAGTTATAGAAGCCGTCGCCCTCGTACTCGTGCATGCGCGACTCGAAGTCGCGGTAGTGCTGATAGATGCGAGTCTCTTGGTGCTCGTCGAGCAACCACGAGAGATCGCCCAAGCGCGCGAGCTCGGCGGCATCTCGTCGGGACTGTTCGTCGAGCAGCTCAAGCATTACTCGCTACTGTTTGTCGGCTCGCTTGGCGCGCAGTGCTTGCTGCAGCGCGTGGCGGCGGGCCGCTAGGTCATCAGCTGGCGTCACGCCCTCTGCGTTGGGGCCGCTTGACTCGGCTTCGGGTGCGCGCTCGAGCAGCGCGTCGATCACGCGCCACGCATCGGCAGAGCGCGTCTGCTGACCGCGTGCGACGACCTTGGAGCGGATGGAGTCCGCGACCACGTTGCAAGCCTCCTCGGCCATCTCGCGCAGGCGCCGCTCGATCAGCTGCTTCGGCGTCTCGTCGCTCACTCGCCGCGCTCCAGCCGCGCACGGATGCGCTTGGGGTCAGTGTCGTAGCCGCCAGCAGCCTCGGCCGCTTCGAGCGTGTCGTGGTAGCCGACGTACTCCGACTTGATGTGAGCGCAGATGCTGCAGAGGTGGAACTCGCTCTCGACTTCGACCGCCGCGTGCAGGTCGTTCACGAGGTTGGAGCTGCAGCGGTTCTCTGCGAAGTGGAACTCGGGGCACGGGTAGTCCGCCTCGATCTCATGGATGACCGTGAACGTGTGCTTCACGATGTGGAAGCGCTTGGGCTTTTGCTCGTCGCTCAAAGCGTCTTCTCCAGCTCGCCGAGCCAGAACACTCCGCGGCGCTCGTACTCCACACGCATGAAGGCGAGCACCTTCTCGGCGTCGAGCCTGTGCGCCCATGGGAACGTCGGCGTGTTGCGGCACGTCTCGCAGCGCTTGATGTAGCCCGGTGCGTGCGGAATCTCCTCGAAGCCGCGCTCCTTCAGATACTCAGCGGTTGCCTTCGCGAGCAACTCCTGCAGCCCGTCCATCGGGTCTGCTTTGCCGCTGTCCAAGCGAAACAGGCAGTCGTATGAGATGCGCGTGCAGTCGTCGCAGTCCACGCGGCTTGCCTTCGTGCGCTCGATCACTTCCTTCGCGTCGTCGAGAGTGAGCTCCTTCACGCTACCTCCGGGTCCGGGTCGAAGTCGTAGGGGACTGCGTCCTCTGCCCCTGCGAGCTGTGCGCGTATGCTGTCCATCCTCGCCATGCGTTCGTTGTAGGTCAGCGAGGTCGGCTGTATGTACGGGAACGGCGGCAACGGCGGCTTCGAATGACCCTGCTCGCGAATCGTCCGCGCCATGTCGCCGCATGCAGCCTGAGCGCGGAGCGAGACCTTGTGCCCATGCAGCGCGCGCCAGAACGTTGCGCCTGACACTGGTGGGCTGAGCCGCTTGCGCAGCCGGTCAGCGTTCATGTGGGGCTTGGCGATCTCTTCCTTGAGCGTCGCGATCACGTCCGCGTCGAGCGGTGCCGAGCCTTGCGAGAGTGGGGGGCTCATCAGCGACCCCCGTCCTGCTTGGCGCACTTGCGACACAGAAACCTGTCGCCGTGCTCGCGAACCTGTGCCGCTGGGTTCTGCACCTTGCAGACGTCGCAGGGAATCCACGCGGCGTAGAGCGCTCGCCTCAGGTCAAGACTGGTCTTGGCGTAGCTCACGGCTCGCCCCCATCGCTGTCGAGCTCGCGCACGTTCACGCTCACGCCACCGCCCGGATGTGCGCGACCGCATGGCAGCGGCTCCTCGTAGACGTGGCAGCCCCCGAGCAGCACCATGGCCACGCAGACGGCGCACCATACGAGCGCCATCGCGATGACCAGAACGTCGGCGGCTCGGCGGTTCATGCACTCACCGCGACCGGCACTTCGGGCGGGAGGTACTTCGCCGCGTCGACCGTGTGCTCCAGCGCTTGCTCGAGCAGTCGGATACGACTGAGGCCGCTTGCGGTGCGCGAGCGTTCCCATGCGCTCTTGGCTTCAGCCTGATGCGCGGCCAAAAGCTCGGCGCGCAGTTCCTTTTCAGTCGGCAACTTCACTCCTTCGTGCCCCCGTCGCGGATGACAGCGTCGATCTGCTCGGCGGTGGTCTTGGGCTCCGCGGCCTCCTCACGCAGGCGCTCGGCTTCGAGCTCTGCGGCGATCTCAGCCTCACGGTGCATGCGCTGGCGCTCGCGATCCTCCTCGGCGAGCACGCCCTGCACGCACGCGGCGATCTTGAAGCCGGTCACTGTGTGCTGGGTTGCTGCTGCTTGATGCGCTGGCGTGCAGCCGCTGAACAACAGGCCGAGCAGGGCACCACAGATGGCACTTCCGAATACGAGCACGGCGAACCTCATGAGTCGAACTCCCACGCGAGCGAGTTAGCTCGGCGCATCCAGTACCGACGCTTAGCGGGCGTCTCCGCATTGGTGCCGCGACGCATGAACTCCTCGCGCTTGGCCTCGCGTTCGCGGTTGGTCTGCCGATTGAACTCGGCGAACCTCGGCTTGTTCATGAGTCGCTCCGCTTGGTCTCGGCAGCCTTCGATGTCGGGTAGTAGCCCTCGACGAAAGCCTTCGTCGGCGACCACGACTGATAGCCGTCCTCGTAGACGACGAAGTACCCAGTGTCGTCGCCTGGCTTGATGCGCGCGGCGTAGTCCATGCCCAAGTGTCTCCGCGAGAACCGCGTGTCTTCGAACACGAGTTCAACGGCCAGCTGCTTGGGCTCGCCCTCGTCGGGGTCGCTCATGACCGGGACGATCTCGGCGATCTTCAGCGCGCGTACGCGCTTGTGACTGACGTACTCGGGCATCGGCGTTGCGGCCGCGGCTTGCTCTGCACTCATGAAACGAGTTCCTCTCCCGAGTCCGCGTCGTCCGCGCTCGGCTTGTTGACGGGTTTGCGGATCGGACTGGTGTCGAGCTCACAGCCCATGAGCTGCGGGCCCCACGGAATCGCCACTGCGCAGACGAAGACGCCAACGGTCGCGATGATCGTGGTCCGGGTCTTGCTCTGTCGCTTGGCCATGGCTTAGGGGCTCGCCCGACCAGCGCGGCCGACATGGCAGGGGGGACTGCTGCAACGCTGGCGGGCTAAGCCGAGCACCCGGTAGGGGGAGAGCGCTCGGTCACAGCCTGATTGGGCTGTGGTGTGGCGTCAAGGTCGAACGTGACATTTGTACTACTCAGACGCGCCTCAGCGAGCGCGGGGAGAGGGTTCGTGATTTTCGTCCCATACCAAAAACTGTCCTCTATTGGCCAAACTCTCAAGAGTGGCCGATAGATGGCCGATAAACCTCGACGCGATCTCAGATTTGACGGCGTGACGTATGTCCGGCTATGCGAAGGGGCATCGGTGCTTGGCGGGTCACTCCGCTCCCACCACGTCCCAAGGCACTGCGGGTCCTGCTCCCGGCACGAGAGTGCGCTGAGTGCCTGCCTCCCTGGATTCAGGTCCCAGGGCGTAGCGGCGCCATACGCTGCGAGATCACTACCCGCGCATGGAGGATGAAGAGTCCAAGGGGCGCGACCCGTTGCGAGCGGTCGGTACAGGCTGGGTAAGGGACGCTAGGACGCAGACGAGCTTTTGAGCCCCGGTCGCTCTTAGGTTTGGCTGCCGCATGGTCGCGCGCCCTGCTTCGCGGCGCCTAGCGCTGAGCTGGTGAGGTCCCGAAGACTGCGAGCTCATAACGCACGACCGCAGCGTCGATCTCGCCTTCGAGGCGGTCCAGCTTGCGATCGATCTTGGCAAGCCAGCGCTCGTGGGCGGTCAGGCGCTTCGGTTTGGGCTCGCGCTTCCGCACCCAGACCTCAATGCCGTCCATGCGTCGGTCGTACGTGGCGCGCATACCGTCGATAGTGTCTGGGCCGCGCTCCAGCCTATGAGATCAACCAACCAGGATGAACCCCTCAGCGGTGCACAGGCCCAGACCTGCCCGTTGTAAGGGATCACCCTGGCGTCACGCAATCGTTGCGTGCGATCTGTGCGCACGCGCCCCTTTCCCCAGGGGCTGCAGCTTCATGGTAAAGCGCGCTCCATGCTCAGACCACTCTTAGCGCTTGCCGTCGCTGCACTTCTGATCAGCTGTGGTGACTCGGACGAGTCGTGCGGCTTCGAGGACGGGACCTATCTCTCGAACTCTCACAGGGTGAACGGGGACTGTCCGGACATGGAGACCAAGCTCGTGTCTCCCGGCAACGGGCCACCGAGCGAGTGCACGCAGTCGATCAGGTACGACGACGACTGCAACGTGTCCGTGACGCGCGATTGCGAGCTCGACGGCAATCGCGCCCGCGCAGTGATGAGCCTCGTGCCCCATGGCAACGGGTACGCCGGCAGCGTGCAGTACACGCTGCTCTCGCCGAACCCGCAGGTCTCATGCAGCGGGCTGTACAACGTGACCTACACCGCCCAGTAGGTCACTCGGGCTTGGGCTTGAGCGACTCCCTCAAGTCCTCGCGCACCCACTGGTCGATCTGGTCCAGCGGTCGGCGGTAGCACTCCCAGCAGAGGCCCTCTGTAGCCGAGCCTTCGGGAACCTGCTGTGTGCGGCCGCAGCTTGTGCACTTGCCCTCGATCATGTGCCCTCGGGCTTGGGGTGCTGCTCGAGCCACTCCTTGGCGGCGTCCACGGCTTCTATGTCGTCGTAGTCCTCGATCGCTGTGAGCAGGTGCGGCAGCGCCTCCTCGAACCACGCCAGCCTGGCCTTGAGCTCCTCGGTCTCGTCGACGATCGAGCAGGCGAAGCCGCAGTTCGAGCACAGCCCCTTGCCGGCCTTGCGCAGCTCCGCGTTCTCCGCGCGCAGGCGCTCCACCTCGGCTGCGACTGCTGACAGCTGCTCCTCCTGGTCTTTCACCTCGCGGTCGCGGTCGCCGATGATTGCCTTGTTCATCTCGTGGAACTCGAGCAGCGCCTTGATCGCTGGCTTGTAGACGCTCTCGTCGCCCACCTCGACCATCTCGCGGACCAACCGCTCTGCTTCGTCGCTGTTCATGGTGCCCTCACTTAAAGCAAAAGCCCCGAGGGACCATTCCCCCGGGGCTCACGCCATCTCACGAACGGGCTAGAAGCCCGGCGACTATACCTCAGCGCCCGCGAAAGTGTCGCAGCGCGCGCCGTAGCTCTTCGTCCTCTGCACCGTCAGCGAATCGGCCGAGCCTGCGCTCGAGCTTCTCCGCTCTGTCTCTGAGCGCCTCGTTCTCGCGCTCGTCCTTGGTCTTGGTCTTGCCGAACCATCCCATGGTTGTCCTCCTAGTTCGCGCTGCGATAGCTCGCGCCCGAGTAGCGCGGTCGCTCTTGGCAGACCTCGCACGTCCTGTAGTCGTGCCCCGGCGCTTGCGTGTCGTGGATCTGGAGCTCGGTCCGCATGACCGGCGCCTCGCACATCTCGGGCGTGCAGCGGTACCGCATCCACTCCGACCCGCCGACAACGGGGCGCGGCGTTTCGAGCAGCTTGCGAGCCGCATCAATCTCTGACTGCTCGGCCACGAGCGCCGGCCGCGTAAACAGCGCGCGCCAAATCCACCTGAGCACCGCGACGCAAAACCACAAGAAAAGCATCACGCCGCCGAACGCCATCAGCAGCTCTATTTTGTCTCCCGAATCACGCATACAAACGTTCCTGATTGGTTGTTGTGAAAGATGCGTACGCCGCCAACAGCTGCAGAGAGCAGGGTCCCTACTGCGTTTGGCGACGTGTGTGAGGTAGAGCGGGGCGGCCTACCCCCTACTAGACAGACCGCCCTCCCCCGCTATCCTCAACGCTCCGAGGGAGCGCTTTGGCGGACGCAGGAGCGTTCCGCAGCCCTCAGCGGCGGTAAGCCCAGCGGTTGAGTCGCTCTTGTTCGAGCAGTGAGAGCGGCTCATGTCGGCCGCACAGAGTCGCCTTGTCGGTTGGGTATCTGCAGCGCCGTACGTACGGACCGCGCGCCCAGAGTCGAGTTGCTCCGAGCACAGCGTCTACGCTTGCGGCGGTGCCTCGGGCGGCGCTTCCTTTGGTGACGAACATGATTGCTTCTCCTGGTTGGTTGTGAACAGCAGCTGATGGCGGCATGGCCTGCAAAGCCAATGCTCGCCCGTGTCAGTGAGCGCCGCTATTCCGCGGCAGCGCTCGCAGGCTCCGAGTCCTGATTCTCCCGGACCCTTCCAGCGAGTGAGAGCAGCGCGGCCAGCGGATTCGCCGCCTTGCGCCCTGGTTTTCCCGGCTCCGTGCCACCCATCCCCAAGAGAGCGAGATAGCTCAGCGCTCGGCGCGTAGCTTCCTCGCGTCCCTCTTCGAGCGTGGACTCTAGTTCGTCGTGTGACATGGCTTGCCAGTCGATCGTCTTCATCGTTTACCCCTGAGGAAGTAGTACCAGAACAGAATCCCGAGACCGAGCGGCGGACACAGGATCCCGATCGCGACCCCTATCGCGATCGCGATGATCGTTTTCACGGGACAGCTCCCGCGTAGAACGCGCACACGAGCGCGCACGCCGCCATCAGCGGCAACATGTATCTAGTCATCTTCGTCTCCTGGTTGGTTGTACTGCTTCGAGCGTTGAGCGCTCGCAGACGGGGCCTCTTGCGAGGCCCTCACTGCCAATGCTCAGACGAACAGCGCTGCGAGCGGGATGGCCGCTAGGATTGCGAACATCGGGCCGAGGACGAGGGTTCCGAGGATGTAGTCACCGAGTTCCATGTTCCGTTTCCCCTGGTTGGTTGCTGCGACTGACCAAGGTCTAACCTCTGACATATGTCAGAGTCAACCCTCTTCAGCCGAGTTTCTTGCGTGCACCTCGCACAAACGTCATGACCGCCGCCGTCTGACCTCTTCGGGGCATAGCTCGTTCTGGCGCTGCACCCACTGCTGGCATGTGACGCACTTCATAAGCCCGCGGCCGTACGTGACCGTGTGCCAGAGTGTTAGATCGAGCGGATCGATCCGAGGGGTTCCCCTGAAGGCTTTGGCGATTGCAGCGCCGGCCTCGACCGCGCTGGGTATGAGGCCGATCACTTTTGCGATGATGGTCCAGATGCTCATGGCTTCCTCGGCAACTTCACGTCTTTGAAGATCTCAGCCGCGGACATGTGGACCTTGATCAGGTTGATTGCGCACATGCGCCGCAACGTCTCGTCGTCTGCTGCGTCGATAGCCGCTTGGCTGATCTCCTCGCGGAATAGCAGCTGCAGCGTGAACACGTGTGTCACGCGAACGTGCCCAGGGTCGCCGACCCATAGGTGCACGTCGCAGCGATGGTCGATGTCTTTGAGCCCTTCGGGCTTGGTGTAGTGCTGCTCAGCCTCGCCGATGGCATTCGCTACTCGCTGCGCCCACTTGTTGTCGTCGCCGAAGTTCACGGCCACACCCCGATCTCAAAGTGCATGTCGTCTCGCGACTTGCCCGACCAGTCTGCGCCGCACACGATGCCTGCATCCCAGATGGTTCCCGCTGGCGTCTCGACCTCGACGCGCACGAGCCGAGCGCATTCGATCACGCGATGCAAGCTGCCCTCGGTGCCAGCTGCAGCGCCGGGCTTGCCCATCGCATTCCAGCGAGCGTTGAGGTCAAGCGCTGTACCGCGCGAGTGGTTGGACAGCACCTTGCCCCACGCGTTCTTTGACGGCGCATTGCCTGCAGGCATGTCCGCGCCGCGCTTGAGCCTCGCGACAAACGACCCGTCAAACGTGAGGATGTCTTTGTCGGCCTGGCGATAGCTCATGTGCTCAAGCCACGCGTCGAACACGTTGAGCGCGTGCTTGTGCACCATCGCGACCTTGCCGCCGGGGATGATGAGCTGCCGCAGGTTCGCCGCTCGCCACGACTGCGGCACGAGCACCCGTCCCTCGTCGTCGACCGTGAAGTCGAGCGGGAAGCGCGCGGTGCGCTCCTCGTACGTGAGCTGACGCGGCCGGTCCGCTGGCTTGGTTGTTAGTTGCTTCACTTCATTCGCTCCGGTTTGATTCCATGCTTACGCGCGACTGCGCGTGCTCTGTGCTCGTCTGCTTCGTTCCAGTCCTCGCCGCGCTCGATTGCGCGCTTCATGCGGCGCGTGTGTTTGGCGAGCCAGAGGTCGGCCCAGAATCCCATCAGCGGTCACTCCGCCGCTTGCCTCTGCCTCTATTGACGTCGATCAGATCGCCGACGTCGCCGTAGTGTTTGGTCACACGCTGCGTGTCTCCGGGCAGGGCGTAGCCGCTGCGCAGACGCTCTAGCGATTTCTTAGCGATGGACTCTTCGTGTTTCTTTACGAGCCAGCTGATCATGTGTTTTTTCCTGGTTGGTTGGTTCCGTTATCGTTCGATCGCTCTAGCCGCTGCAGCGCAGCGACCATGAGACTTGAGAACTCTCTGCCTGCGTTGAGCGCGCCGGTCCCGTAAGCGCGCAATCCGCACGCGTCTAGCTCGTCGGCGAGCTCGCGCAGCGCGTTGATCACTCGGACGAACGCGGCGCGCAGTGCAGAATGAGACGTACTCCGTAAAGCCTCGGGTTGCTCTCGCACTTCTGCTGCCGGTAACTCCATCTGACCCCTCGCTGTTTCAGAATGTCGTCTGCACGTCCGATCTGCCTGATGTTCTCGTCGCACTCGTGGCCCCATACGAGGAACGCACACAGCGCGTCGCGTACGGCTTTGAACGCGGCGACGAGGTTGTCGTCGTCGAGCGCTCGCTGGCCGATGCGCACGAACTCTATGTGCGTGACTCGCAGGCTGATGCCTTCCGGTATGCAGCGAGCGAACGTCGGCATGTGCGTATGCATCACGCGCCAGACAAGCTCGCGCTTCTCTTTGACCCAGCGAGCGCGCAGCTGCGCCGGTGTACGTCCTGCGTTGTACTCCGCGGTGCGGAATGCGATCGGCAGCTGCAGCGTGTGCGTGCTCTTGGCGGGGTCGAACTTATGGAACTGCCCGACGTACGCTTTGACCGGCTGCTTGCGCTTCAGCTTCGGCAGGTCCTGTTTATTGAGCACGCGCCGATAGTCAGCCGCGTTCTCGCGCGGGATCGCGTTGAGGATGCGAGTCATCCCGCGAGCCCCCGCTCCCTGATGAAGTCGCCGAGCGTGATGAGCGGCTGGCCGCACTGACACGGCAGCACGTCCCAGGTCTCAGCCCCGAGCGTCGTGCGCGCTACGAGCTGCTGCTGGCGCGGCTGATCGCAACGCTTGCAGTCCACCTGTCCGCACAGGCTCTCGACACGCGTGCTGATGTCGCCGATCTCGAGGTGCGGGGCGCGCAGCACGGTCGTGCGCACGATTGGGCGTAGCGTCTTGGGTCGCGCGTCGTGC